CTTATTTGCTTCTTCTGGTCAATTTAGTGGATATAGTGTAATACATAAGTTTGGACATAATACAGATGTTACAACTAACTATGAAACTTTGTGGAGCTTTGGTGCTACTTATAGCTATTTAAGCTCTGCTACTTTACTGAAGCTATCTAGCTCTGATACAAATGATGATGATGGAGATACAGGTGCAAGAACAGTTTTGGTTCAAGGATTAGACTCAGATTATAATGAGATAGAAGAAACAGTTACATTGAATGGGCAATTAGCAGTTGAGACTCAAAATCAATACTTAAGAGTTTTTAGAATGATAGTTAAATCTGTAGGTAGCAGTGGGTATAATGAAGGAATTGTATATGCAGGTACAGGAACGGTATCAAGTGGAGTCCCTGCAAATGTTTATGCTGAAATACCTGCAGAATACAATCAAACAATGATGGCTGTTTATACAATACCTGCTAATAAAACTGCTTATATGACAATGTTTTACGCTCAACCAGATGATAGTAAAGGTTTTCAAACTAGATTATTAACTCAAGAAATAGATGGTATCATGAGGGTTCGTAATCAGCTTCATGCATTTCAATCTCAAGCAAATTTTAATTATCTTCCTTACTTAAAAATAAATGAAAAAACAGATTTAGAAATTCAAGCAAAAATTGATCAAGGAACAGCTGAGTTTGGAGGTGGATTTTCATTAATCTTGGTAGACAATGACTAATAAAGTAAAAAAAATAATTCAAAAATATCTTGCTAACAGAAGAAGGAAGCAAGTTAAAAAGAAACTCATGAAAGGGAGTAAATGAATAAAGTAATTAAAACATTAAAAAGCGGAGATTTTCAAGTTGTTGATTCGAGTTATGATATTCCTGTTAAGTATTCTTATAATACAAAGTTGCGGAGGAAGAGGATGGGTAGTGGCAAATGTACCTCTCACACCTCAGGATACAGTTACAAATACAGTTTTTATCGAGATAGTGGATGCTGATTCAGTGGTTCATTGGTTTCATGGTAATATCAGCGATTATAGTAATTGGTGCTATAAGCATGAAAGATGGGAAGAGGTAAAGATTAGGTGATGGATACAGCTACGCTACTAGAAGCCTATGGAGAACTTGGTGTTATTGGTATTTGTATGCTTTTATTTGGGTTTATGATAACTAATCTAATAAAAGAAAACAAGTCTCAAACAGAACATATTGATGAAATACAGCAAGCTTTAGCTAGTATGAAGTCAGAGTTAAGCAATACTATGAGTATATGTGTAAAGCTTATTGATTCAGTAAATGGATTTAAAGGTAGCATTAATGATAAGATGGATAGAAGGCACGAAGCTTTAATGAAAGACATAGATGATTTAAGTGATAAGATTAGCTACATGAGTGGGAGACTTAATGGTGGAGGTAAGCATTAATGGATAGTTTAAAGGTTACAGCTTTATCGTTTGCTAACTACGGCATACATTTAGCTAATATAAATTTAATATTACAATTAGTTATAGGTGTTATGACTATTGTTTACTTAACGTATAAAATAAAAAACATAAGGAGTAATTAGCTATGTTAGTAAAAATGATTGCAGATGAATTGTTGTCTGACAGCACTAAGGATGAGCTTATTGATGAGCTTAATAAGTCTATTGACATTCCAATTATTAGTGAAAAAACAGAAAAGGCTATACTTGAAGCACTATGGAAGATAATCAAAAGTATATTGTTAAAAAAGCTAGGTGTCTAGAGTGGCTAAAAAGAAAGACCCTAGGTTGGCAAGAGCTGGTGTATCTGGTTATAATAAACCAAAGAGAACTCCAAGCCACCCTACTAAATCTCATGTTGTAGTTGCTAAAGAAGGTAACAAGATAAAAACTATTAGATTTGGTCAGCAGGGTAAAAAAGTTGGAAAGCTTTCTGGAACAGCAGGTAAACCAAAGAGGGGTGAGTCTGCTAGAATGAAAGCAAAACGTAAATCATTTAAGGCTCGTCATGCTAAGAATATTGCAAGAGGTAAGATGTCAGCGGCATGGTGGGCTAATAAGGTGAAATGGTAATGGCAAAAGGCGTAAAGCATTATTTCAAAGACGGTAAGGTTCATAAAGGGATGTATCATAAGATGCCAAATGGTCAGCTACATAGTGGCAAAACTCATGGAAAAACATCAAAAAGATTGTTTCATTATGGTGAGCTGTCTAAGTCTGCTCAGATGAAAGCAAAAAAATCTTGGAGTAAGTAATGGCTACTGCAAAAAAAAGAGACCCTGCTAAATGGGCAAGAGCCAAGGCTAAGGCTAGGTCTAAGATGGGAGGTCACTCTGCCAGAGCAATGCAACTTGCAGTTAAGTATTATAAAGATATGGGTGGAAGATACTCTGGTAAAAAATCTTCTGGTAATAAATTATCTAAATGGTCTAAACAAAAGTGGGATTATGTCAGCAAAGGAGACGCAAAGAAACCAAAAAAGAAACGTGGTCGTTACTTACCTGAATCAGTTAGGAAAAGTCTCAGTCCCGGCCAAAAGAGTTCTACAAACAGAGCAAAAAGAAAAGCCTCTGCTTCAGGAAGAAGAAAAGCTAAATACAGCAAATCAATAGCAAGGAAGGTTCGCAATGCCTAAGTTTGGTAAAAGAAGTAAAGAAAGATTAAAAGGTGTAGACCATAGGTTAATCAAAGTTCTCGATGAGTTGATTAAAATTATGGATGTTACAATTATAGAAGGTCTACGTAGTGAAGAAAGACAAAAAGAACTATTGGAAAAGGGAGCCACGAAAGTAAAGTATTCAAGGCACATGGAGGGTAAGGCGGTAGATTTAGCTCCCTATCCAATAGACTGGAACAATAGAGATGGATTTCACTATATGGGTGGAATGATAAGAGGCATAGCTCATCAGCTAGGATTGAAGGTAAGATGGGGTGGCGACTGGAATAGTGATGGGGATGTAAAAGATAATACCTTCGATGATTTAGTTCACATAGAAATAAGAGATTAAATGCCAAAATCGTATTTAAATATAAATGATTTCTCTAAGGGTATAAACAACGTCAAGAACCGTAGAGACTTATCTTCTGGTGAAGCTGTTGAGATTGTAAATTTTGATTTATCTAATCGTGGAGAGCTAAAACCTAGGGGTAAGTTTGATGAATTAGCAGATGGTGAAGCTTTAGACTTTGATGGCACAAGCACAGGAGTCTTTACTGCATCTGTAAATCCCGGATATGGATTACATTACTTTGAGTACGATGATGAAACTGCAGTTGCTGGATTTAGTCTTACAGGAATAACTCCAACTCAAACAAGACAATTAGGAACAGGAAGTTATCCTTATGGGAACCCTGACGGTACTGATTCTAATTATTATATATCATTTATATCTAAGTCTTCAACGCAACCAGATTTTAATTTAGCTAGACCAGCTTCTAACTGTTTATGCTTAGGAGTTCAGTATACAGTAGACCCACATTTACTTACGCATCCAAATAATAATTTTTTAAATAGCTTAACAGCTACTCCGTTTAAAATACAAATTAGTGGGACTTCAAATAACAATGGAATCTTTACTGTTGAAGCGATAGTTCCCAGTCAACCTTCAGGAAATTTAGTTCCAGACTACAATGGATATGCTATAACTGTAAAAGCAGGAACAAACGGAACTATACTTATATTATCAGAAGATGTTACAGATGAAGACATCTTAGCTGGCACTACAGTTACGTTTAAAAGAATTGGAGTGCAAGACGACATTGCGTTACTTTTAGGAAATGCAGATGATAATAAGATAGATGTATTTAGAGCTTCTACAAGCCCTGTAAAAACAGTTGATGTTATAGATATGGAAACCATAGCAACAAGTTCTACATATCCTAATTGGGTTTTCTACTCTGCTAATGGAGCCACTAGAGTTGCTGATGGCAATAGACTAAATGCATCTAAACCTAAGTGGTATGGTTACATTAAAAGAGATATGTTTTATGCCGCTGAGTCTGGAGCAACTAGTAATATAGATAGCTTTATAAGTTACTCTGTAGAGTCTAACTTGTATGCAGAAAACAATGACTTAGCTAAGCCTACTGTAGGAGCTTACATAGCCTCTGGAAGTATAGATGGGTCTGTTGAGTTTGCAAAAACAGATGGTTTAGGTTGGAGTATATCTGTAGCAGAAAGCGATGATACTGGTCTTTGGGAAGCTAAGACTTACGAGTTTGCTTGTACTTTTATATATGACGGTAATCAAGAGTCTTTATTACATACTATAACTAATACATTTACAGCTACAGGATTGAAAAAACTTCTTTTAAATGTATACGCAAATCATAATCCTTCTAGTGCCTCTAGTAGATATGCAAATAGAATATCTGGAGGTAGAGTATATATAAGGGAAAGTGGCTCTAGTGATGATTGGTCTTTATTAATAGATATAAGTATTAAAGATGGTGCTAGGTCTTCTCTTCTTGGTGACTACAATCAATGGGTTCAAGACAGCTCAACTGCTGGCTCCGCAGGAGACCATCACTTTAGAATAACAGACCCTACTAATACTACGCTAGCAAACAGAGGCACTGCCTATTGGCAACTAGAATTAGAAGCTCCAAACTTAGATACATATGCAAGTTTAAATGGATTTTCGCAATCAACAAAGCAAATATCTTTTGGTCAATTAGGAGCAGGTTACTCAACAGCTGTAATAGCTAATAGAAGAGCATTTGTTGCTAATGTTAAGTATGATGAAGGTGGCTCTGGTTCTCTTGATGGGTTAACAGAATTTAGTAGTTTTGGTGATAGGATAATGTTTAGTGAAATAGGTAAGTATGACACCTTTCCTAATCTAAACTTTATAGAAGCATCGAAAGGAGATGCAGAAAATTATGTAAGGCTAGAATCTTTTGCAGATAGAATACTAGCTTATAAACAAAGAACTATGCAGGTTATAAATGTGTCCTCAGCTTCTCCTGCTAGTTGGTACATAGAAGATACAGTATACTCAGCTGGTGTTAAGTATCCATATTCAGTATGTAAGGGAGAGCTTGGTATTGTATGGGCAAATAGCAATGGAGTATATTATTATAATGGCTCTGACACAAGAAGAGTAAATGATGGTAAAATATCTGATGAAGAGTGGGCTTCTTTTGGAGGACAGCAATTATCTTTAGGTTACATATCAGACTCTAACCAAGTGATGATAATTCAAGACGTAGATCAAGCTAGGCATGGTTATATATATGATATAAGGACAGGTTCTTTTACTTACGCTAAAGACTTAGCTCCTAATGCTTTTAATGATAGCGTTACAAATGGTTCTAGCTTTGTTCCTGTTTTAACTAATTTTATAAACGATAGCTCAGGTAGATTAATAACAGCTTACGATGTTAAAAGTACAGACTTAGCAGGTGAAGGTAATAACGTTGTTATATTTACTCCTTATGATATATCGCCAAAGACACATAAGACTTATAAGATTGAAACTGGTGACTATGATTTAGGTACTCCTTCTTTAGTTAAGAAGTTTTACAAGCTATATATTCATTATCAACATAGTGCTAGCGTTGTAGTTCCTGCGGCTAATGTTTACTATCAAATAAATCAAAGTGGTACTTGGGTAGCTTTTAACTCAGGTTCACTTACTCAAGCTAATGGAGTGTATAAAACAGCAGTCTTTTCTCCTTCTTCTCCTGTACAATGCCAAAGTATAGCTTTTAAAATAGATATAGAAGAAGGTACAAATGGTTGGGATACTGAAAGCAAGATATACATAAATGATATGCAAGCTCAGTATAGAACAATAGGCAACAAAGATGCGGTGGCAGACTAATGTCTAGAGATATAAGAAGATTAAACAATTCTACTGAGCAGTCTCAGTCTTTTTCTACAGGAGCACCAGCTACATCATTACAAGAGGGTGGTACTTTTGTGTCTATAGAGAATGGAAACTTAGCTGTATATAGAAAGCATAAAGGTATTGAGTTTAAAAACTACATGACGAGAGGTGGTAATCAGTTAATAGATAAGAAGTTAACTGCAAGTGAGTTAGAGTATACAAGAAAATTTATAGACTATAGGTATTTTGTGCATAACTTTACAGATGACATAGGAACAACTGAGCACTATATACCTTGGGCAGGAACTGGAGAGCAAACATCAATGAATGTTAGCACCTCAGGTTTCTTAGCTCCATTTAATATGACTATGCAAAAAATAATAATAAGGCCTGAAACTTTAACGGATATAAATGCTTTATATACTATAAAGCTTTACAAGCAAGAGGATGGCTCTACTTCAGTAGTAAATGTAGCAACTGCAAGCACAACAGGAAGACAAACAAGTGACACATCTTTTACCTTGTCTCTTCCAGACTTTGATAACTTGCCATTTGTTGCTTCTGGAACTAAGTGCGGTCTTTCAATTACAGCAAGCCTAGACCCTACTGGAGCAGAAGATTGGTATATAACGTCAGTATGGCGTGTAGAGGTAACAACATAGAGGACAATATGAAGTATAAAACAATGAAAGAATATTTAGGTGGTGGTTACATGAAGCCTATGCTTTACCAGACAGGAGGTTATATACCCGGATTGTCTCGTGCACGCTATGGCTTAGGTTTACAAAGAGATGTAACTAGAGCACAAGAAGAATTTGAAGAGCA